GCAAACTATTCGGTAACATTTGATAACGCAAACTTTTCGGTAGGTACTCCAACATTGGGTGCATCACCATCGTTTCCAATTACACCAGCAGCAATAAACGCATCAAATTATTCGGAAGCTCAATCCGTTTTATCAATGACATATGCGGATGGATATAATTTAAATGCAACTGGATACAACGTTGCATCTACAAAAACATTATACGCAGTTGATGTGTATAATACAATTAACCAACCCGATTTCTGTTTATTATTTGGTACAAAAGTAATTTTAGCAAACGGAACCGAAATAAATATTGAAGATTTAAATGTGGGTGATTCAATAAAAGCATGGCAACCTGATGGTTTACCGGATGAATCACAACCATTAGATAGTGACCAAATTGATTGGAGATTTTATTTACAAACAAGATTATTGGGTGATAATTTGAATGTAACTGTTAATGATATAACATTTAATTTTGCGGAAGGATATTATTCAATAAATGATGGTTTAATTAACGCAACTGGTACTCACCCACTATATGTTTATGACAATGAAATAAAGAAATATCATTTCAAAAATGTAGAAAATTTACTACCTGGAGATAAATTAGTAAATGGTATAGGTGATGAGGTAGAAATAACTAATATAGAAATAATAACCGCAGATGTTGAAATTGTAACAATCAACGTAGAAAATGCCGATGTGTTTTTAGCAAACAATTTTGTATCACATAACAAAGGTACAACTACACAACCTTATATTCCATCTTCTGGATTAAGAATGTATTTAGACCCATCCAAAGCATCTTCTACAAATGGAACGGATACAACGGATTGGTTGGATTTGACAGGATATAATACAGGTGTTAGACCTGCAGGTGTAACAAATGCAGCTGGAATTACAGGTGGTAACCCATCATATAATGCAGGAGCAAGTAGAAAAGAAAAATATTGGACAGGAAATGGTACAACTCAATTCTGGTATAAAGATACTACCACAAATATTAATGGTGGTTTATCTCAATTTAATACTAATACCGGTACAATTCATATGTGGATTAGACCTACAACAACATTGGGTACAACTACAAGACACATTTTTGACTACGCTGGTTTTTATGGTTTAGCAATCGAATCATCAGATAGTTCTACTTTAAATAGAGTAAAATTCTATGGTAGTACATTGGGAAATAGTGCACAATTAACGACTTCATTATCATCAAATGTGTGGTATATGATATCAGCAACATTTCAACCAAGTGGAACATGTACTATTTATGTAGATGGTACATCAATTGGAACATTTAGTTCATCCGCATTTACGGCACCATCATCTACTAACTTTTTAACAATTGGTTGTAATAGTGCAAGAACAACATTTTGGAATGGACAAATCGGACCAGTATTATTTTATAACTCATTACAAAATTCGACAAAAGTAACAGAAACGTATAATTATTTCTCACCAACCTATAAATAAAAATTATTGTTTTGACATAAATTTTTATATTTATAAGGAGAATTAATAAATTTAAATTAAAGCATATAAAATGGCAGAAAAAATTGTATCACCAGGTGTTTTTACCAAAGAAAACGACCTTTCATTCTTACAACAAGGTGTAGCTGACATCGGAGCAGCATTCATTGGCCCTTTCAAAGAAGGCCCATTAGTTCCAACAATTGTAAATTCACAAGCTGAATTTGAAACTCTTTTTGGAGTAGTTGATGACACATACTATACTCCTTTAGCAGTACAATCATATTTAAGAGAAGCAGGAACTGCAACTATTTGTAGAGTAGCAGGTGTAGACGGATATACCGAAACAGCTCCTATACTATTAACAGCAACCTCCGGTGCAGTATCGGCATCATTGGGTATTTTATTTAATACATCAACTGCAGCAAACGCAGGTTTTGCAGGAACGATAGTTTCAGGTCCATCTATTAATGGTGATTTTTTACTTTCAGGTTCAAATGCAGGATTATTATCAGCATCTTTGGACTCATCTGATACAAATGATATTGAAGCAGTATTTGGTACATCTGCAATTGGTTCTAAAAAACCTTATGTATATGGATTCTTTAAGAATACATCTATGGGCTTTAATACAAACACATCAACTACGGCAAGTGTATTAGGAAATCAGTTGTTCACATTTGATGCACAAGAAGCATTGACACCAATGATTAAATCACAAACTATTAGTGGTGAAAGATACGACCTTTTCCAAATTGAAACATTAGGAGCAGGAAACAGAGCAAATACAAAAATTAAAATAGGTATTACAAATATCAAAGCAGCTGGTTCTGTAAATGGTACTGATTATGGTACATTTACATTAGTTGTAAGAGACTTTACTGATACAAATAAGAAAAAAGTAGTATTAGAAACATTCTCTAATGTAAATTTAGACCCTAATTCTCCTAACTATATCGCAAGAGTAATTGGTGATAGAAAAAGAGAAATTGATGGTGATGGTAAAATAACTGAAAGTGGTGATTGGGTAAACAATTCTAAATATGTTAGAATAGCAAACTTAAATGCAAATGCACCTGTTCAAGCAGTACCATTTGGTCACTCTGCATATAAATTACCTATATCAGCATCATCTGCGGTTGGAGCATTAGTTCCAGCAGTAACTTTCGTAAGTTCTTCTACAACTGTATATGGTGGTATTGATTTGGATGGTAATACTGATAACTCAATCTACTTAAAACCAATTCCAACAGGAGCAGGTGTAGGTTCAAATTTAGTATTTGGATTAGATAGTGCAGCAACTAACGGAACGGCTTTAGCAGTAGGTTCAACATCTGCACAATTCGTTGTAGCATTCCAAGAAGGTTTTGATGGTATGAGTCCAGCAACTCCAATCTACAAAGGAGCAGATATATTAGAAGGTAACTCACAAGGTTTTGATTTAACAAATTCAACATCATCTGGTTCAGTAGCATATGGTAAACACATATCAGCTTTATCAAACGCAGACGAATTTGATATCAATATGGTAGTAACTCCTGGTGTTATCAGAAGATTACATAGTTCAGTAGTAACTTCTGTTTTAGATATGGTTGAACAAAGAAATGATTGTTTCTATATTATGGATTCAACATCTATAAATGATTCAATTACACAAGTAACAACTCAATCTGACGCAGTTGATTCAAATATGGTAGCAACTTACTATCCTTGGGTTAAAACAATTGATGTTAATACAAACAAATTAATCGCAGTACCACCATCAGTATTACTTCCAGGTGTATTCGCAGCAAACGATAGAGTAGCGGCAGAATGGTTCGCACCAGCAGGTTTGAATAGAGGTGGATTGGTAGGAGCAGTTAGTGTATTAAATAGATTAACTCAATCTGAAAAAGATACATTATATGAAGGTAAAGTAAATCCAATCGTACAATTCCCAGGACAAGGTATTGTAGTGTTCGGACAAAAAACTTTACAAGATAGACCATCTGCATTAGACAGAATCAACGTAAGAAGATTATTGTTAACTGTAAGAAAATACATCGCATCTACTTCAAGATACTTAGTATTTGAACAAAACACCGCAGAGACAAGAAATAGATTTTTAAACATCGTTAATCCTTATTTAGAATCAATCCAACAAAGACAAGGTTTGTACGCATTCCGTGTTGTAATGGATGAGACCAATAATACACCAGATGTAGTTGATAGAAACATTATGAAAGGAGCTATCTTCTTACAACCAACTAAAACGGCTGAATTCATTCAAATTGATTTCAACATTTTACCAACTGGTGCAGCTTTTAACGGATAATTTAGAAAATAGATATTTATAATAGAACAATAAAAATAAAAAGAAATGCCAGATATTTTAACCTTTGATAAGATGTTTTATAAGAATTTCGAACCAAAACTTGGTAACAGATTCATTATGGAAATCAACGGTATCGAATCATACATCATCAAAACAGCAAATAGACCAACTTTCACATCGGAAGTAGTTGAATTAGACCACATCAATGTAAAAAGAAAGATTAAAGGAAAATCTACATGGGATGATGTTACTATCACTCTTTATGACCCAATTGTACCATCAGGTGCACAGCAAGTTATGGAGTGGGTTAGACAATCACATGAATCATTAACGGGTAGAGACGGATACTCTGCATTCTATAAAAAGGATATTACATTCTTCTT